TTTTTTTTATTAGGTGCAACTTCCGGAGCATGAAGATTACCGGTAAATTTATTGTCGTCCCCTTTAAATAAAACTCCTACTTGGGCGAATATTCTTATAAACTTTGTATTGCCGTCTTTTGAAGTACCTTTAGAACCTAATATAGTACCTTTTTCTCCGTTAGCTAATAAAGTATTTCCTGAAAAATCTATCTTTATAGATTTTGGGTTGTCCGCTTCATAGGGAAATAAAACCCAGTCTTTTGATTTACCATTCTGATTTGACATTTTGTCCTCCGTTGTTTTTGATGGTTTGTTGTTTAGTTTGAAATAGTTTTTCTATTTCTTCGTTTTTAGTTTTCCAAGTCGAATACAAAGTATTAAGTTTTGTTTCCGTTCTTTGACTTTCTATTTGTGTTTCGATTGAATCTTTTTTTGATGGTTGGTTATTAATAGCATTAGCAACTTCTTCGGCAGAAGCAAATTCGCTACCATGTAAGCCAAACGCTGCTAAACATCTTCCTAAACTTGATGTAAAAGCATTTTCAACTGCCGAAGTTTTATTAATAAAGGAGCTATTAAAACTTTCCCTTGCATGACCTACGCTGTAGGGTGTGTCGCCAATATACAAAGTAGTTTTTGTTGTAACAAAACTATCGTTTGTTTGGCTATCAATTAATTGTTCGTCTATTTTAGATTCCGGAAAATAATTTATTAAATGTTGATGTCTTATAGCAACTGTAGAATATTTTTTACCTTTTATATCAACTGTATTAACTTCGCTTAATTTATTAATACATTCTAAACGCCTTTCTTTAAAACCCCCTTTGCTTTTTTCTTCTTTACTTGCTTCCCTTACTTTCATCTTTTTTCCTTTCTTCATTTTGTTTTTTTTGTTCTATATCTTTTAATGCTTTGTTGTGAATATAGCTTTGGTTTTTATTTTTTTGATTTTCCTTATCTTCATACTTACTTAATTTAGTTCTTAAATCAGTTATTTCAGCGTCCCTTTCCCTAATTAAAGAATCTTGTTTTTTTTGTTGTTTTTGATAATTCCTAACTTCGGTTTGTAATTTAGCTATTTTTTCCAGCATTTGCTTTTCCTTTCATAACTTCTTTTATAGACAATTTATGAACTATAATGTCTTGTAAAGCTCTCCCTACAATTCCACCAAAAATCATTTTCATATTTGGGGGTCGCTTTTTCCTATCTTTTTCATCAAGAACGCAATAGTCATAAAACCATTGGTCTGGACTTTTAGTTAATTGAGAGGGAGAAAGATGATCTGCTGTAAAGCAACCCCCAACCTTTCTATGTTTCCATTGTTTGCCAATCTTAATAAGCATTGATTCGGAAGATAATACAAAATTTGTAAAAAATCAATACATTAAATATTTGCAATTATTCAATAAATGCTTAAAGATTCGGTATGGCTTTTAAAATCATTAAATATAAAAGCAAAAAAATTAAGGTTTTATGGGAAAATTGCGGAGATTGTCATGCTGTATTTGACCCTGATCCTTTAATTTTACGAATCAATCCAAATTTATCAAAAGAAATGATGGCTAAAACTTTATATCATGAGCTTTGGCATATAATTTGTTGGATAAATAAAATTAATATAAATAAAATTGGCGAAGAAAAGACGGCATTATTAAGCGAAGAATTTATTCCTATATTAAAGAAAAATCCTAAAGTTAAAAAAATGATAAATGAATATTTACGGTGATATGAGAATATGTACTAAATGCGATATGAAAGCTGATGTGGTCGAAAACGGAAAGGATTATTGCGCTGAATGTTGGTGGGAAAGTTTTTCAAATACCGGAATAAAACTTAAAGACTATCATAAACAAGAAAAGGAAAACAATATTGAAAGAACTAAAAGCAATCAAAAAAAAGTATAAAATTATCTATGCTGATCCGCCCTGGTACTTTAAAAGTTATTCTAAAAAAGGCGAAGATAGAAACGCAACAAGGCATTATTCTTGTATGGCACTCAACGATATATGCAATCTTCCTATCAATGATATTGCTGATGTGGATTGTACTCTTTTCCTTTGGGTTACTGACCCTTTTCTTGAAAAATCTTTTAAAGTCATCGAAGCATGGGGTTTTAAATATAAAACGGTGGCTTTTACATGGGTTAAAACAAATCAAATGAATAATTTTTTTATGGGTTTAGGTTATTGGACAAGAGCTAATCCTGAAATGTGTTTGTTAGCTACAAAAGGAAAACCAAAAAGAATTTCTAAAAATGTTCAACAATTAGTTATAGATAAGCGTAGGGAACATAGTAAAAAACCTCATAAAATAAGAAATGCAATAGTTGAGCTTTGCGGAAACTTGCCAAGAATAGAGTTGTTTGCTAGGCAAAAGGTTCAAGGTTGGGACAGTTTCGGTAACGAAATATGATTGTGAAATTAGAACCATACGAAATAGAGATGGCTTCGCAAGTAGCTAATAAAAGATATGTTGAAAATATTAAAATGAAAAAAAAATTCGGACATGGTTATAAAGGTTCGGAGGAGCGTACACTATCTTTAGGAATTTTAGGGGCTATGGGCGAAGTTGCTTATTGTAAAGCTAAAAATGTTTTTTTTAATGGTAGTTATAGCGACACTTATAATAGATACGATAAAGCTGATGTTGGTAATGATATAGAAATAAGAACCCAACAAAAAAAATATAATAATAGTTTAATTATTCGCCCAATAGAAAAGAAAGCAAAATATGTTTTAGTTACTTATGAGGGCGAACATACATATACAATTCAAGGTTGGTATCCTTATTTTGTCAAATTAGAAGATAAATATTTAACAGATTTTGGGTTAGATAGACCTAAATGTTGGAGTATTCCAATAAAAAATTTATATAATATATATGATATATGACGGATAAAATAAATTTTAAAATATTTAAACCTTTTGGCTCAACTTTAGCAAAAGCAGTTTTGCCTTTAGATTTAATTAAAGATTTTAAAGAAGATTTAAAAAATATTAGAAGAGATAAAGAAAAGAAAAATAACCATGATTGGGGCGAAAGATTAGTAGGTCATGTTGCCGAAGAATATCTAATAACCCCAGAAATTATGTTAAAATGGAAAAAATCTTTTTTTGACCCTATTATAGCTTCATACACTAACGCCCATTATAAAGAAGAAAAAATAGAATCTATATTAATTAATTCTGCTTGGTATGTAGTTTCAAAACCTGGAGATTATAACCCTTGCCATCGCCATACAGAATATACAAAAACAAAAAATTATCATCTTTCTTGTGTTGGTTACTTGCAAATCCCAGAAGCCATGATTCCTACGGAAAACGCAAAACAACATAATGATTTTTCCGGTAATACGGAATTTATAGAGGGTTCGGAGGGTATGTTTACTGATGTTAATTATAGAATTACGCCAAATGAAATGGAGCGTACTTGGATTCTTTTTCCAAATTCACTTTCGCATATTGTTTATCCGTTTAATTCTACTAATAAAGATGAAGAAAGAATTTCTTTTTCTTTTAATGCTACAATAAATTTTAGTTCGTCAAAAAATAGTTAATTTATACACTTTTTTATTTTGGGATAAAATTATTGCCTTTGCTTAAATTATCTTTTGCTTTTAAATATTGTAAATTATTTTCTACATGAAGCCCACTAACATTTTTACCTTGTAATGGTATAATGTGGTCTACATGATACCCTTTTTTTCTATTTTTATATATTTCAAAAATTTTTTCTAAATTAGCCCATTTAGGAATCCTTTTTAAAATTTCCTTTCTTCTATGTAAAGATTTTAAATTATAATATAATTTATTATTAAGGTAATGCTTTCTATTCTTTTTTAAATAATATTCTTTATTTGCTAGAAAATGCTTTTTAAACGATTTTCTTTGTCTTAATTTTGCTTTAGGGGTGGACATTTTTAATCTTACTTGTTGTTTATTTTTTTCATGTAATATTGGGTCATTTATAATCTTTTGCCACCTTTTTTTATTAAATTCTTTAAGTTTATTAGGATTGTTTAATCGCCATTTTCTATTTGTTTTTAAATCTCTTAATGGATTTTTAAGTCTCCATATTTTTCTTTTTTCAGCACCATTATTTTTGTAATAGCTTTCTTTTTGTTGTTTATTAATTTTATTTCTATTTTTTAAACGATAATTCTTGTGCCACTCTAATAATCTTTTTTTGTGTTTTTTATAATATTTTTTCCTATTTTTTGAACAACATTCTATACAATTTGCTCTATAATTTTGGTTGTCTTTACGCCACCAAAAATTTTTAACATCTTTGGTTTCTTTACATTGTGAACATTTTTTATTCACTTTTTAATTAAACATTAAATAGCTAGTCCACATCACTATTTCTATTATTATTATTGCTTCTAACATAGCTTCCTTTCCCTTTCTTTGGTTTTACTACTTTCAATTTGAATTGCGGAGTTTTTAATTTCTTCGCTATTGGATTCTTTGCTTTTAAATTTGTTTTCATAATGTCTATATATAATACCTTTAGAAGATAAAATATTTTTTAGTGTTTGCCTTGCCAATTCTTCTATGTTTATTCTATTTTCAAGTTTCATTTTTTAATCTTTCTTCAATTATACTTGCAATTTCGCTTTTAATTTCAGAACCAAACCAATTTCTATTATTTTTTTTACAAGCAACGGCAGTAGTTCCGCTTCCCAAAAAAGGGTCATAAACAATTTCGTTTATATTTGTAAAACTATTTATATGTCTTTCGCAAATTTCAACAGGCATAGAATTTTTAAATCCGCTTGGCTTAATACAGAACACATCTTCTAAAATTCTTTTTGTTTGTGGTATTTTTTTTTTTTCTTGAGTAAATGTTATTAAATGTTGATAAGGTAATTTATATAAATCTATATTAAAAGACTTTAACCAAATTTTATAACTATATACTTTCCAATTAAAAGTTTGAAAAGCATCTATTATTTCTTTGTGTTTAGTTATTATTCCACCGTTTGCTCTCCTGTCGGTTACGCAAATAGTAACAAAACCGGAAGTAGGATTAAAATTTTCAATATATTTTTTTATCCAATTATAATAACTATCTTTTAAAGATAACCCTATTTCGCTAAAATCAGGAGGGGAAGTAATTATATAATCATATTTAAAAGTAGAATCTTTTAGACTTTCTAAACAATCTTCTATTTTATAATTATTTAATATTCTTTTCATTTTTAATATAATCCTTTGCTTCTTTTTCCGTTGCAAAAAACTTTTTTGTAAATACTTCCATGTTTAAATGATTTAATAGCTTTCTTAATTTAATTTTTTTAATTCGTTTAGTTCCATGCAAAACCCTATAAACATATAAATCTTTTTTTATTGTCATATCTTTTTAAAAACTAATACATTTTGATGTATTTTTACGACCTTTCTATTTTTCATTGAAGTTGAAGCCCTAACACTAGCCGAACCAATCGCATTAAGTAATATTATTTCATTGTAAAACTTCATACCGCATTTTTTAAAGGCGTTGATAGTGTCCGGCACAAAGCCGTAAAAATGTCCTTTTTTGTCCCTAAATTCGCCCACAACAAAACAAGCTAATTCCCCTTGCTTTAATAACTTGCAAGACTTCGCAATAATTGATTCGTAAATTTCTAAAAATTTATCATATTCCATATTTGAAATATCTTCTTTCATATCACTATAAATTTCTAAATTTCCATAAGGCGGACAACTAAAAATAAAATCATATTCTTTTACTTGATTACTTGCTAAACCTTTGTTTAATTTGTCCAATACTTGATTCGAATCGCCTATAATCCAATCCGGCTTTTTTTCTTTTTCTTCAAATATTCTTTTAGCTTGTTCCCTATTACTTAATACTTGTTCTTCCCTTAATTCTATGCCGGTGTAATCATGTCCCATAGTTGAAGCTACTT